GGCATCATCGAGCGGTTCAATGCGGTCTGGAACGACCTTGCCCGGACCCTGCCCACCTATCTCGACCAGGAGATGGACAAGGAAGCGAGCTCCAAGGTCCACAAGCTCACCCGGTCCGAGATCGCGCAGTTCGGTTCGTCGCGCATCCTGCCCGTCTGGGACGAGTTCCTCGCGATGTGCGAGGCGACCGTGGCCGCCTACAACGACCGCCCGCACAGCGGCCTGCCGAGCTTCGAGGATCCGGCGACAGGGCAGCGGAGGTCCATGACGCCGAACGAGGCCTGGGCGGCGCATGTCGCCGACGGGTTCGAGCCCGTCCCGGTATCGGCGGGCGAGGCGGACGATCTCTTCCGGCCCTACGAAGTCCGCACCGTCCGGCGCGCGCTCGTCGAGTGGAACACCAACAGCTACTACCACGACGATCTCGAGAAGTATCACGAGACGCGCGTCGCGGTGGGTTACGACCTGCACCAGGCCGACCGCGTCTGGGTCCGCGAGATCGACGAGCAGAGCGGCCTGCCGGGAAGCCTGATCTGTGTCGCCGTCTTCGGCGGCAACACCCAGCGTTATGTGCCTCTGAGCTTCCAGCAGGCGGCCGAGGAGGGCCGCGTGAAGGCGCAGCTGCGCCGGATCGGAAAGAAGGCGGAGGCCATCCAGGGCCAGCTCCGCGCGCCGCTCCTGGAGCATTCGCCGCAGGTCGTGATGCCCAACCTCAAGGCGGCCCCGCAGCCAATCGCGGCACTGAGGGCCGCCCCGGAAGCACCATCGGCCAGCACCGCCATCACCTCGGATGCCGAGCTGGCGAAGCTCTGCCTGGCCGATCCGGGGCAGCTCACGCAGGGACGCGCACATGTGCTGCGCGAGGTGATGTCGCGCCGGAACGGGCGGGAATTGTTGAGGATATCAGGCGTGGACCTGGACGAGTTGGACGCTTTGCTCAGGTCCGCCGCCTGAAACTGACGAGCAGCAAGGAGAGACTACATGAAACCGACCTTTGTGGAAACCCGGAACTACCACCGCTTCATGGAGGGCATGGACGCGCTCGATGCGCGCGGGTCCGAAGAGTGCCGCCTCGTCGTGGTGGACGGCCTGCCGGGCCTCGGCAAGACCACGATCCTCGCCCGCTGGGCCACCCAGGAGAGCTGCCTTTACCTGCGCGCCAAGGTGGAATGGACGCCTTACTGGATGATGGCGGAGCTGCTCGCCGAGGCCGCGGTCACACCGCCGCATGGGCATGAGGCACGGTTCCGCGCCTGCATCGCGACGCTCCGGGCACGGATGGGGCTGGCGCGGGCCACGGGCGCGCAGTTCGCCGTCGTCATCGACGAGGCCGACTATGTCTCGCGCCACTCGAAGCTCGTGGATGCGATCCGCGACCTCGCCGATCTCGCCGAGGTGCCGATCATCCTGGTCGGGATGGGACGGATCCGCGACAACCTGACCCGCCATCCCCAGACCGCCTCGCGGATCAGCCGCTACGTCCGGTTCGAGCCTGCCGATCTGGCGGACGTCGAGGAGTTCCTCGCGGCCAAGTGCGACGTGCCGGTCGCCAAGTGCCTCGCATCCTTCGTCCACCGAGCGACGGGCGGGTTCAACCGCGAGCTCCTCGAGGCGATCCGGTCGATCGAGCGCTTCGGCCACCGCAATCCGCCGGCAGCGCCCGAGGGCCTGACGGCGCGTGAAATGGCCGGCCAGCATCTCATCAACGACCGCAAGTCGGGCCAGCCGATCGCGGTCCCGGTGCGCTGACGATGAACCCGGACATGACCATCCAGACCCGCATCCTTCACGGCCTCGGCGATGCCTGCCTCGTGATCGGCGAGCTCGCGGACGAGCTCGGCCTGACCACCGTCCAGGTCAGCAAGGCGGCAGCACTCCTCATCGGCCGCGGTTACATCGAGCGCGTGGATCGGGGCTGCTTCCAGCTCACGGAGGCGGGCCGCGCCGCGCGCGACCAGGGCGTCACGATCGAGAGCGGGGTCACCGGCCCGACGCGCGCCCTCGGCAAGCCCAGGCGGACCTCGATCCGGCAGCGGGCGTGGAACGCCATGCGGATCACGCGCACCTTCACGGTGCCCGAGATCGTGACGGCGGTTGCGCGGGCCGGTGACGGCAACATCGAGGAAAACCTCCGCCGCTATGTCCGCGAGCTGGCCACAGCAGGCTACCTTTCCCGCGGCGCGCGCCGGCGGCCCGGAACCGCGCCCGGGTCGAACGGCTTCCCGGTCTACAGCCTCGTGCGCGACACCGGACCGGTGGCGCCGGTCTGGAGCCAGAAGCACCGCGCGATCCACGATTTCAACGGGAGGGCGGCATGACGCCCTCGCTCCCTCTCGACATGCCGGAACCTGAATGGCTGGCGCTCCTGAAAGCCGAGCGCGCCAAGGGCAGGGCCGTCGCCGAGATTGCCCGCGACTGCGGCATGGCGCGCCCCTCCGTCTCGATGCTCCTTGCCGGGACCTACCCGGCCCGGAGCCTCGACCTGGTGGAACGGAAGCACGGGGCAGCCATCGTCAAGGCCTTCCGCGACCGCGTGCTCTGCCCGCACCTGCGCCGCGGCATCCCCGCCGAGGAGTGCCGGGCCCACGCGACAGCGCCGATGTCGATCTCGAACGTCGCGCGGATGCGCCAGTGGGAAGCCTGCCGCCGCTGTCCGCTGAACCCCGAGACGTCCTCGGCCAACGAGAAAGGAGGCCAGAAGTGACAAGCCCCGTTCCGCAAGCCACGCCGCTTGCCGAAGACATCGCCGCAGCGCGACGAAAGGCGACCGTCGCGGCGCTGGTGAACCGCTCGCTCGCCGACGGCGAGTACATGGAGGCGCTGATCGTCGCGGCGGCCAATGTGATCGGCATCCGCGCCGTCACGAATTCCGTGGCTGTCGAGGATGTGCTCGGCGTGATCCGCAGCATCGCGGCCGACGTGGTCGAGGCGAACACGCCGCAGGTGCTGCAATGACCCGCCTGACCATCCCCGAACTGACCGACCGAGCGGCCCGCGGCGTCGGCAAGGTCGATCGCGACGGCCTGCGCGGCGCGTCGCTTGTGAGCGCCGACGAGGTGGAGGCCATGGCCATCCTCCTCGCCGTCCTCGGCGTGAAGCCGATCTATCCGGGCACCTACGCGCCCCCGAACCTCATCCCCCACACTGAAGGAGAACGGGCATGACACCCGAACTGACACCCGAACCGACCCCGTTTGCGCCGGTTCCCGACGCCCGCGTGACGGTCGCCGGGCGCGACTACATGCCCGACGCCAAGGGCAACCTCGTGCCTGTCGAGACGATCCGGGCCGAGGACAGACTCGAGGACGAGACGGTCCGCAAGATCATCGGCTACGCCCAGGCGCTCTCTGACCAGATCGGGCGCTTCAAGGGCCACACCTTCGACGATCTTTCCTCCTTCGAGGCGCTCCTCGCCCAGGAATATGGCGCGACGCGCGGCGGGGCCAAGGGCAACAAGACCTTCATGAGCTTCGACGGGCTCCTGAAGGTGCAGGTGCAGGTCGCCGATCACATCGACTTCGGGCCGCAGCTGCAGATCGCCAAGGGCCTGGTCGACGAGTGCCTGAACGAGTGGTCGGCCGAGGCGCGCCCGGAGATCCGCGCGATCGTCACCCGCGCCTTCAACACCGACCGAACCGGCCAGATCAACCGGTCGGAGATCTTCATGCTCCTCCGCCTCGAGATCGACGATCCGCGCTGGCAGGAGGCGATGCGGGCCTTGCGCGCCGCGATGCGCGTCGTGGGCTCGAAGACCTATGTGCGCTGCTACCGGCGCGAGACCCCGGACGGGCAGTGGCAGGCCGTCACCATCGACCTGGCGAAGGCGTGAGCCATGCGGAAAGACGATGCCTGGGTGCTCTACCAGAAGGCCCGCGCCGCATGGGCAAAGGCGGAAATCGCCGTGATCGAGAAACGGGCAGCGGCCGAGGCCGCGGACGCCGAATTCGACCGGGCACTGGCGGCCGAGACAAAGGCGTCCGATGAGTGGCGCCGGCTTGTCGGCAAGGAGATGGACGCGATCGAGCCAGGGGCGGAAGCATGAACGTGCCCTTCTGGACCCAGGGCCGCACCGCCGACCTCGCGAACCTGCGCCCTGCGGACATGACCGTGGAGGTCATCGGTGACACCCTCGCCCGGATCAACCGCTTCGGCGGCCGGACGCCCGAGCCCTTCTCCGTCGCCGCGCATTCGGTCCTCGTCGAGTGCCTCTGTCCGCCGGATCTCCGTCCCTGGGCGATCCTGCACGACGCGCACGAGGCCTTCATCGGCGACATCATGGTGCCTGCGGCCGACCTCTTCGACCTGCACACCGGTGCCGACGATCCGTTCGGCGGGCGCGCGGTGTCGGTCGCGATCGCCCGCGCCAAGGGCGCGATCGACCGCGCCATCGGCTCGGCCTGGGGGGTGGCGGTACGGTCGATGAACGCGGCGCTCCGGCAGGCCGACCGCACGGCACTCATCGCCGAGGCCTGGGAGTTTCTCGGCCGGACGCCGCCACCGATGGCGCCGGACGCCGCCGACCTTCTCGACGACGCCGTCAGGATGCTGCGCCGCCTGCCGGTGGGCGGGGACTGGCGCGCGGCGCGCGACCTCTGGACGGCGCGCGTCGAGCACTACGCGAGCCTCGGGCGGATGACCCCGCCCCGGGCAACCGGACCGGCCGGCATGGTGCCCGCCGGAAACCCTGAAGGAGAAATGGAATGGTGACTGTCAACAAGGATGCCGTGGTCCGCGCCGTCGCGGAGAAGACCGGGCTGCCGCTGTCGGCGACGAAGTCGGTGATCGATGCCTTCACCGATCATGTCGGCGCCGCCGCGGCCGAGGGCGCGACGATCCGGCTGATGGGCTTCGGCAGCTTCAGCGTCAAGGCGCGGCCCGCCCGCACCGGGCGCAACCCTCGGACCGGCGAGGCCGTGGCGATCCCCGAGACCCGCCGCCTGGTGTTCAAGGCATCGAAGGCCTGATGCGAAACCCCGTCCGGGTCACGCCCCGGACGGCGGTCGGCCGGGCGTGGTGGCCCGGTCCTGACGAGCAGCCGAGGTAACGAGATGACCTATCAGCTTCGCGAACGCCCCGATGGTCAGGTGGAAATCGTCGTCAACCGCCCGACCATCGTCGGCGTCATGGCCGACCACGACATGGCCGCACGCTTCGTGGCCTTCCTGCTGACAGAGGAGCCGGAGCTCGTCGAGGAGCAGCCGGCTGGCTTCGCTACCGCTGCAGCCGATGTCGCCGAGGCCGAGGCCGAGTTGTCCGAAGAGGCCCGGCCCCCCGCGTCGATCCGGCGCGTCGCGCGAGATCAGCTGCCGGCACTTTCGGGGCGGCCGCAGCCCCCAGCCGTGCTGCCGGTCACGCGCCCGCCAGAGCTGACCGAGGCCCGGCTCGACGCCGCCTTCGCCCGCATCGCCGGCGGCGAGAAGATCGCGCCTGTCGCCGCCGGGCTCGGCATCACGATGTATTCTCTCAGGGGCATGTGGGCGGCCCACCGCCGCCACATGCAGAAGCACCTGGCCGAAGGCGGCCAGGAGGCCTGCGCGACCTGCGGCAAGGCCTTCACCCCCTCGATCACCAGCCCCGACAAATGCGCGCGCTGCGCGTGGGAGGCGGCATGACCACCGGAGTTTTCAACCCGAGCAAAGGAGAAGACAGTGACCACCCTGTTCGACATAGCGGGCATTCGTGCCCGCATCTTCACCCTGCCGAAGCGCCCGCCCTTCATGATCGCTCCCGATCTCGCCGAGGTCTACGGGAAGCGGACCAAGGATCTGGCCGAGGCGGTCAGCCGCAACCCGGATCGCTTCCCGGAGGACTTCTGCTTTCGGCTCACGGAAGCCGAGGAGGAGCAGATGTGGCCGCATTTTGCGGCCACATCCCTCAAGAAGCGGGCCGACGTGCGACCGCTCGTTTTCACCCACGCCGGCGCCTATGCCTTGTCGGCGGTGCTGAAGACCCCCACGGCGGCGCAGGTCTCCGTGATCGTCCACCGCGCCTTCGCCGCGATGGAGGCGCAGGCGCTGGCCGACGCCCGCTTCATGCTGGCCAAGCTTCGCAGCGACGTGATCGTGAAGAAGCAGATCTACAGTCGCATCAGGCTCGCGGCGGAGGAAGGCTGGGACATCGACCGGCTCTGGCGCGAGACCAGCTATCCGAAACACCGGCTGGAATCAGCGGTGCGGGAACTGGTGGCGATGCGCATCCTCGCCGAGCCGCTGGCCGGCATGCAGCGCGATCTCTTCGCCGATGCCTGACGCGGCAGCATCGCGGCGTGCGGCCCTTTGAATGGAGGGCCGCATGAACGCCAATGCCATCATCAACATCGCGCGTGTCCAGCTGGGGTTGGAGGACGACGACTACCGCGCGATGCTCCTGCGCGTGACTGGCAGGGCCTCGCTGCGCGCCATGTCCGAGCGTCAGAAGGTCGCGGTGCTCGACGAGCTGAAGCGGATGGGCTTCCGCGCGAAGGCCGGCGGGCGAGCGCTGGCACCGTCGCACAAGCCCTACATCCGGCTGATCCACGCACTCTGGAAGAACTGCGCCCGCCTCGGTGTCATCGAGAACGGATCCCGAGAGGCGCTCAGGGCCTTCGCGCACCGGTTCGTCGCGCATGGCGACCCGAGTGTCGCGGTCGATCCTGACCTTCTGTCCTACGACCAGGCCGCGCCGATCATCGAGGCCCTGAAGAAGATGGAAGCGCGCGGGCGGAAGGGAGACGACGCATGAGTGCCAGGGTGGACGAGCAAGCCTATGCCCGGGCGCTGCGCGCAAGCGCCCGCGAGACCTCGCGGCGGTGGCGTGGCGGCGGGCTGCATGTCACCGCCAACCGTGGCGGGCTGACCGAGGCGGTGCTCGATGCGCTGGCGGACGGCCCCACGACGGCCGCAGCGATTGCCGCCCGCCTCGGCCGCGTCATCACCGACATCCCGATCATCCTGCGCCGTCTCGAGGAGGATGGCCGCGCCCATCGGGCGGGCACCACCCGGAACGACCGCAACCAGCTGGTCACCCTCTGGGCGGGGCGCCGCGACCCATGACGCATCTGCCCGCCCGCCACGACGGACTTCCGGTGTCGCTCATCGACCTGGCCGAAACCCTCGGCCTGTCGGTAGCAATGAAGCTCATCCAGGCGTTCGGCGGGCAGGAAGTGAAGTTTCCGCGGCAACCCAGGCCAGATCACCCGATCATCATCGCTCTTGGTGAAAGGGACGGTCATGCGGTATGTGAGTATCTGGGTGGCGCCATGATCTACGTGCCGCACGGGAGGGCCGGCGCGAACCGTCGCGCGGTCGCCCGGCTGGAGACGAAGGGCCATACCCGAGGCGAGATCGCGCGGATGCTCGGGATTTCGCAGCGCCATGTGCGTCGGCTCGCGAACCGCGAGGACGACGACCGCCAACCCGGCCTCTTCGACGACTGACCGGACCGAGGTCCGCGCGCGCGACTGGCGGCAGGCAGGCTAAGCCTCTGAAAAGCCGGCTGTCACGAGGCACCATGACGACCATGCACACAAGCGCGAAGGGACGCGCCTTCCTCGAACGCCACGAGGGAGTGGTCCTGCGCGCCTATCGCGACGTGGCGGGCGTCTGGACGATCGGCGCCGGCCTGACCGCCGCCTCGGGCGTGGTCACGCCGAAGCACGGGCTGACGATCACGAAGGAAGAGGCGAGCCGGCTTCTGGACCTGGCGCTCACCCGCAACTATGCCCCCGCGGTGCGCAACGCCATGCCGGGGGCGGTGCAGCACGAGTTCGACGGCGGGGTGAGCTTCCACTTCAACACCGGCGCGATCGGGCGCGCGAGCTGGGTGGATGCCTGGCGCCACCGGGACAAGGAAGCTGTGCGCAAGGGCCTCGCCAAGTGGGTGAAGGGCGGCGGCAAGGTGCTGCCCGGCCTGCAACGCCGCCGGAAGGAAGAGGCGGACCTGATCAACTACGGCGTCTATTCGGCTTCCGACGGCCGGCCGAAGCGCCGGCCGGGGGTGGCGCGGATCGCGCTGCGGCTCTCGGACGCGGAACTGGCCGCGGTCCGCGCGGGCCTGCGCACCCTCGGCTACGATCCCGGCGACGATCCGCGGTTCATCGCCATGGAAGCTGCGATCGCCTTCCAGCGCGACCACGACCTTACCGTCGATGGCATCCTCGGCCGCGCCACGCTGTCCACTCTGCAGCGCCGCCTCGACGCGCGCCGGACGTCCGCCCAGACCGTCGCGGCCGGCGGCGGCGGGGCCGCGGCGACACAGGCGCCGGGCGTCGGCGAGACCCTGCCCGACGCGGCGATACTGGCGGGCGTGGGCGTCGTGACCGCCCTCGTCCTTCTCTGGCTCGCCTGGACCTACCGCGACGTGGTCGCCGCCAAGCTCCGGCGCATCGCCCCGGGTCTCGCAAACAAGCTGAGGAGCCTCTGACATGGCACCCGCACTGATTTCCCTGGCCGCCCAGATCGGCGCCCCGATCATCCGCGACATCCTCGCCCGCAAGATCGGCCGCGAGAACGCCGAACTCGCCAGCGACGTGGTGGGGATGATTGCGAAGCGCGCCGGCGTCCCCGTGGACCAGGTTGAGCAGCTCGCGGTCGACGAGCCCGACCGGGTCATGACGGCGATGGCCGCCGTCGAGGGCGACGTGGCCGAGCTGGCGCCGCTCTACGCGGCAGAACTGGCGGCGCGGCAGGAGACCTTCCGGATGGAGCGGGAGGAACCGCTCTGGATCCGCGCCTGGCGGCCGCTCGGGATGTACGGGCTCGGGTTTCTCTGGTTCTGGAACCTGGTCCTCCTGCACGTCGCGAACGCCGTCTGGAAGATCGCGCTGCCGCCCACGGATCTCTCGGTCCTGATGCAGATCAGCGCACTCTACATGTCGCTCTACATGGGCGGCCACACCATCAAGGACCTCGCCGGGAAGTGGAAGACCAAGCCGTGACCGATTTCGCAACGCATATCCAGAAGATCGGCGAGGCGCACAAGCGGCTCGACGTCCAGGAGGGGCGGATCAGCGACGCCCACCGGAGGCTCTCCGACCATGACGGCCGGATCGCGGCGGTCGAGCGCGACCAGGCGATCTTCGTCGAGCGCATCAACACGATGATCGAGAGCCTGAAGGAGATCAAAGGCACGATCACCTGGCTGAACCGCACGATCATCGGCGGCATCCTGATGGCGGCGGTCGCCTTCCTGATCTCGGGGGGCCTCAATGTCGGCCAGTGATCCGCGCATGTCTCGCGACGACGTTCGCCGCAAGGCCCGTTCGGACTATGTCTACCGGCGAATGATGCAGTCCACCATCGCCGCCGCCTACGGGATCTCCGAGGCGACCGTCGGGCGCTGGAAACGGGCCGCGAAGGAGGCCGGAGACGACTGGGACAAGGCCCGCACCGCCCATGTCATCGCCGGCGAGGGCGTCGAGGTCGTGGTCTCGTCGGTCGTCGAGGACTTCATGATCCAGGCGCAGGCGATCCTGGACGAGATCAAGACCGGCGAGCACACGACACAGGAAAAGGTGGCGATGCTCGTCTCGCTCTCGGATGCGATGACGAAGATGGCAGCCTCGGCCAAGCGGTTCGCGCCGAAGGTCTCCGAGCTCGGCGTCGCCCAGGACGTGATGGCCAAGCTCCTGGACTTCGTCCGTCAGGAATTCCCGCATCATGCCGCGGCGATCCTCGAGATCATCGAACCCTTCGGGGAGCGGCTGGCCGAGATCTACGCGACATGAGCGCGCGGCCGAAGCTGAAGGCCGCCCTCAGCCGCAAGGACTTCCGCGACAAGATCGCGGAGATGGCCTCCGAGTTCGCGCGCCACATCGAACTCAACGTCGAGGCCTTCCCGGCCGACGCCGCCGCACGCGCCGAGCGCCTGGCGCGCGTCGAGGGGCCGGACGGTTTCCGCTTCTTCATGGAGACCTACCTGCCACACTATGTCCGCGGCGAGCACAGCCTCTTTCACCAGGCGATCTTCGCGCGCGTGCCGGAGATCCTCGCCGCGAAGGCCGGTGTGCGCGACCTCTTCATCGCGCCCCGCGGGTCTTCGAAATCGACCCATCTCTCGCTCGGCTTCGCGCTCTACTGCATCGTCCTGAAGAAGACCCGCTACTGCCTCGAGGTCTGCGACGTCTACGCCCAGGCCGCGCTCCTCATCGAGGCGATCAAGGCCGAGCTGACGACCAATCCCCGCCTGCAGAACGACTTCCCCGAGGCCTTCGGCCAGGGTCGTGTCTGGCGCGAGGGCGAGATCGTCACACGCACCAACATCCGCGTCGAGGGGCTCGGCGCGCTCCAGAAGCTGCGCGGCCGCCGCCACGGCCCATACCGGCCGGACCTCATGTTCTTCGACGACATCGAGAACGACGAGGCCGTGCGGAGCCCCGAGCAGCGCCAGAAGCTCCAGAACTGGATCTATCGGGCCGCGCTGAAGGTCGGCCCGCCGGATGGCTCGATGCACGTGATCTGGGTCGGCACCGTCCTGCATTTCGACGCGGTCCTGATCCGCGCCGCCAAGTCGCCGCTCTGGCGCGTGACCAAGTTCCAGGCGATCATGCACTGGCCGGACCGGATGGACCTGTGGGAGACCTTCGAGGAGGTCTGGCGCAACGATGGCGAGGAGGCTGCCCGCACCTATTACGCGCGGCACAAGCCGGACATGGACGCTGGCGCGGTGATCAACTGGCCAGGGGTCCAGCCGCTCCTCTGGCTGATGCTCGAGCGCGCCGCATCGCATGATGCCTTCCAGACCGAGTACCAGAACCAGCCGATCTCGGACGGCAATCCCTTCGGCGACCTGACCTACTGGGTTCAGCGCCAGGCCGACTGGATCTTCTTCGGAGCGATCGACCCCTCGCTCGGCAAGAACGGGAAGGGCCGCGATCCCTCTGCCATCCTGATCGGGGGCTACGACCGCCTCAATGCGAAGATGGACGTGGTCGAGGCCTCGATCCGCAAGCGGCTGCCCGACATCATCATCGCCGACACGATCGCGCTGCAGCGTGAGTATCGCTGCCTGCTCTGGTTCGTCGAGAGCGTCCAGTTCCAGGAGTTCCTGCGCACCACCATGATGACCGAGGCCGCGAAGGCCGGTGTGGGGATATCCGCGGTGCCCGTCGTGCCGATTGCGGACAAGAACCTCCGGATCGAGCGGCTGCAGCCGCCGGTAAAGGCGGGCCTGATCCGCTTCTCGGCCGACCACACCACGCTGATCGACCAGCTCCAGCAATGGCCGAACGGGGATCACGACGACGGCCCGGACTGCCTCGACATGCTCTGGCAGCAGACGCTGATCTATGCCGGCGGCGGCGCGGGCGGGAGGATGATGACGGCCGCAGCGCCCGCCGATGACCGGCTCGGCGGCTATCGGCTTGGAGGGACGCGATGAGCAGGAAACGGTCC